ACTTCCACGAGAACTGACCGAGCCCGTCCGAGCCATAACTCAGTGCACGCCCTCCGCTTGGTGCCCACTGCGAAGTGGTCGGAGGATGAGAGTTCGTGAAGTTCTGTCCAGCGGTCCAACCGCTGACTTCACCGAACTCGTTGACCGCTTGAGCACGAACGAACCAGATGCCCTGGTCGATGTAGCTGGAATTCGGGACCGTTTCAATCGTCGCCCCAGCGGTACGGAAGTCTTGATACGGCTCCTCAATCGTTTTGACTTCCGTAGTGAAGTTCTGATCCTTGGCTAGCTGCCAGCGAGCCTTCACCCGCGGCGCATAGGCCATCGAAGACGACGCTACCCGAGCCCCCAGCACAGGCGTATTCGTGTTCACAACTGCACCGTACGTTGGCGTCACGTTGGTAGGAGTCGGAACGGTATCTGCTATGCGAAAGATCGAACTATTCGCAAAATCAGAGAACCACACATCCCTGCCACCAACGACCTGCTTCGCCGCTCGCACGTACGCCTTGTACGCGCCATTCGGCAACGACTGAAGGAGGGCGAACGAGTTGGCGTTCGAGTTGGAAACTCGATAATCCAGATAAGGGATCGTGCCGGCTGGTGTAAACCCACCAGAGGTGTACTGCGCCTCAGTAAAGATCAAAACCTGGAAGTCGTGCTGCTGATCCCCGTCAGGATCAGAATAACTCCACGACACCGTGGGCCGGTGAGTGTTGCCGGGGTTCGTAACATCGCCATAGTTCCCGTTGATCGCAACAGCGGAAACGCTGGGCTTCTGCGTGTACTCAACTTCAATCCAGATCTGAAAAACACGCAGGCCAGCAGTTGACCCAGCATCACTAAAGACGATCTCGGATTGAATCCCGTCGAGGTAGCCCTGCGTCCACTCGTTGCCGCTCTCGGGGGTAGTGTAAAGCCACTCCGACGTATATTCGTGAGGAACGGCCCATGATGCTTGGACATCAAGCATCTTTCGTTCTTCAGCACCGTAGTCAATCCAGCCGGTGAACTGATATGTGTTTCCCGGCACATCCGTCATCAGCCGGAAGATGAGTCGAACGCGCTCAACCCGCTGGTTGTTCGTCGGGTAGATCACGTCGCTCGACATATTGAAGATGACGCTCTTGTCGCCACCTCCAGATGTAGCCAGAGCGTATGTCGAGTCGCTGCCGTCAGAAACGGCGTCGTAGAGCGTCGGCCCGCCGAACCAGCCCCAGCCGTTATTCTGGAATGTACCGTTGGGAACTAAGAATGTACTCTGATGAGGCATTACCTACCTGCCAACGATTCAAGGTTGCGTACGAATGCTTCAGCATCGTTCGGATCAGTGATGTTCGGGAAGCTTAGATCACCGTGGAAGTGCATTTCCTTCCGGTTGAACTCGTCGCCACTTTGCAGCGGAATGATCGCCTCGTCTCGACCGCGCTCGCCAGCACGAAGGATCGTACCTTCCGCCGAACCTCGAATGATGGCTCCGTTGTAGGCACCGGGAAGTGGTCCCGAAATAAGTACATCTGCAACGGCAACGAGTCCGTCCCTGATTCGATTCTTGATCCCGTGATATACCTGCTGACCAAGCCCCGGCAGATTGCGATACGCAGGCGTGACTTCAATGGGCTTCGTAGCGACATCAAAGGCTGTACTAAGAATTTTCCGCTTTGCTGACTTCTCGAAATCACCGAGCTTTTCGAGGACCGGCCCAACGCCCGGAATCTTTCCAAGCAACCCAGAAATTCCGCCGTCCTCCATAAGCCGAGGGCCAAGGTCGTTGTAGAGCGCAGTTGCCCGAGCGCGGTACTTAGGATCGGTCGGAATCACATACTCGGGGTGGACGTTCGAACCTTCGCCCACGATCGCCCGAGGCTTGTTGGTGATGAATCCGTCCCGAACCTGAACCGATGGAATAGCGCCAGAAGCGACCAGAGCTTCCCAGCGGCCCATGACCGCACCCGAAGCATGAAGTTGTGTCGCCAACGGTGGCCTACCGCCTCCGCCGCCTCCGCCTTCGGTTTCTTCCTTGGGAAGATCAGGAATTCGCCCAAACCGAAGCGACTGGTTGCCGATCTTCGACGGCACGCCGATGGTGTCCATCATGGCGTTGATGGCCTCGATCAAGAAGTTACCGACGTTGATGATGCCCTGAACCAACCCTCGCCAGTGGTTCTTGATAATCAGGATGGCACCAACGATGGCCGCACCAACTGCGGTGGGGATAGCACCAAGGGCAACTGCAATCGGGGCAACGATTGTCACCAGCCCAATCCCGATCCAATCGGTCAGTTTCTTTTGAAGATCGTCTAGAGCCGTACTCAGCTTCTCGCCAAGGCCAGCGAAGGGATTGAAGTTCAATCCCTTCTGTTCAGCCAGGTCCATATCGGCGTTGAACTGCGCAAGCCAGTCGTTCATCTTATCTTCGCCGCCCTCAAACAAGGCGTCCCACGCGTTGCCGATCTGGTCAGCGCCATCTACGCCAGTTTGAGCCATCGAATCCAAGGCGGTCTTGTTGTTCTGAATTGTCGTCACCAGATTACTGAGCGTACCTTCTACGTCAGTAATGACCGACTTCAGGCTCTCGTAATTACCCTTAAGAACTTCGAGCTTGGCGCTTTCCTCGTCATACTTCGTCTTGATGATGTCGCGAGCAGCGACCAATTCATCGACGTGCTTCTTTTGACCCTCTGTCGCCTGGTTGGCGAGTTCCCACTGCGCCTGAAGGTCGGCCACGACCTGCTTCTGGCCTAGGATCTTTGAATAGAGTTCATCGAAGGGCAGCGCCGTCATGCTGTCCTTCGTTTCGTCAATCTTCCGCTTCAGCGGGTCGAACCTCAGCGACTTCTCTAGATCCAGTCGTTCAGCTTCGTCCTGAAGGTTCTTGAGTTCTTCCTCAAGCTTTTGGACCGCACTCATCGGTCCTTCAAGAACACCGCCGCCCTGACCTTCCATGCCAGCGATCGTGCGACGAATGCCCTCCATCTCCGCGCCCAACGGACCAAGGATTTCGGAGCCAGCACCCGACTCTCGTAGATCCTCAAAACGACCCCGAGCAACAGTGAGGTCACCATGAAGTTCTGCGAGCCTGTTGCTCACGTCTTCAATAGACTTGTCAGCTTCCTTCATCTTGAGAAGTTCTAGACGAAGCCGCTTCTGCGCCATCTCGTTGGCAAAGATTTGGTCATCCATCTCCTTGAGACCTTCGAGGGGCGTGTCGTACAGGTTATCGAGAACCTGCTTCTGCTGGTCGAGTGCCTCCTTCAAAGCATCCGACTTCAGCTTCATCGTGTCGTAAATCCGCTGCTGCTCATCCAGAGCGCGGTTCGCATCATCCAGCGACTTCTTCAACCCAATAACAACCAGATCCTGCTGATAATACGCTTCCCGAGCAGCGTCAAGCTTCGGACGCAGTTCATCCAGCTTGGCGATGATCCCGTCCAGAGCAGGAACCGCTTGTGGTGCTACCTCAAGCAGTTCCTTCCGTTCCTTCGAGCGTTCGATAGCCTTGTTGGCTTCGTCCAGCTTCTCCTTCCAGTTCTGGATTGCGCGAGCCTGCTGCTCCACTGTCATCGACGTGTTGGACAGGGCGCTATCCAGATCAGGCAGCAGCGAAAGATATGCAGCGATGGTGGCTGCATTCTTTTCCATTATCTCGCGCTGCTTGGCAAGCTGCTTCGGAGTCAGTTCATCGGCTGCGCCGCCTCCGCCGCCGCCAACTTTGCCGCCGCCCCGCTTGCGATTCTCGTTAGCAAGCTGCTCTTGCTTCTTCCGTTCTTCCTCCAGCATCTTCATGCGCTGGCGGTGCCAATCCTTATAGGGGATCGGGTCAGCTTTCCTTGCCTGCGTCTTCCTGACGTAATCCGTGTACTCCGCGGCATCCTTAGCTGACGACGGCGGAGTCGTCATCTTTCGGTACGACTCTTGATCCTTAAGATCCTGAGCCGCCTTCTTCGCCTTCTCGATGTCGCTGTAATCGACCTTAAACTCCAACCACGCCTTCGGAGAATGGCCCATTGCTCCGAAGGTAAAAATGTACTGAATTAGCTTGGCGAGGTTCATGACCTGACCAGCTACCCAATACAAGAACTTTGCAACTTGTTCCTTGTACTTCACGAAGTACATAATGATCAGAGGAGCAAGTGCCGCAATCATCAGAACGATGTTGCCGGTGGATGCCGCACTCATCTCGGCAGTTTCTGTTGCGGTAACAGCCGCGCCTTCACGCATCGCAGCCTGGGCCGCTGCCGCCGACGCGGCGGCTTCTGCCGACGCCGCGGCTTGAGCCCCAGCAGCTCGTGCGGCCTGTTCGGATTGGAACGTTGCGCTCTTGGCCGCTTCCTCGTTAATGAACGTGTACGCCTCGCGCCAGCGTTCCAATGAGGTGCTAGCAGCGAGCGTTTCAGCTTCTGTAACCTTGGCGGCAGAAAGTTGAGCCGCTTCAGCGGTATTTGCCATCTCGACTTCGATGCCCTCTGAAGTCACAACCCAGACGTTGCCGCTGCTGGCAACTTCTCGCTTCATCATCTCGATAGCCAGAATCCAACGCTCCGCGATACGGTCGATCGCCGCAGCGGCATTGAGTTCAATCTGCAAGAACACTGCGCTGATCTGTTCGCCGGCGACTTGCTGGGCTCCAACGATGGCCTGCATCGTGTCGAGGTAGACCGGATACATGCCCTCAACCGCACCCACCCAGACGGTCCCCATGCGAGTAAAATCTGTACTCATCGTGACAGTCGTATTGGCTGCGATGAGTTCAAGCTGCTGGAACGCCTGCCCCACCCGTGCAGTGAACGCCAGCGCCGCGATCGCCATGTTGTTGAACTGGAGGATCACCTCGCCGCTGATGGCTTCGAAGAAGGTAGGGAAACCCACGAAGGTCGAGCGAAGCTGGGCAAATGCAGCTTCCGTCCCTGCGAAGAACTGGTTCCATGCTGCGGTGCTTTCGGCTGCTCCTGCCACCCAGACGCGGGTAACGACCGTAGCCGTAGTGCTAGACGTGGTTCCCAGTTCCCGAAGCCGGCCTTCGATGGCCGCAACGCCGATGTTCCAATCGCCAACGATCTGGTTGATGCTCATGGCGAAGATTTCTTCAGTCTCCGTCATGACTCGTCGTGCGTTGGTAGCAACCGACTGGTCGAACATCAGACCTGGCCCTAGCGCCAGCGGAGTCGTTACCACTGACGCTGCGGCTGCACGAGCGGCTGCGGTTTTCTGAGACTGCATATTGATAAAGTTGACGAAGTTGGCCCGATCCGCAGCGGCCATCGTGGCGTTCGCCTGCGCCCAAGCTTCTTCGGCTGCTGCTGCCGAAGCGGCAGCAGCTTCAGCCTTCTTTTGCTCCGCTGCTGTCGCAGCAGCGAGGTCACGTTCGATTCGTGCTGCTTCACGGGCTGACCGCTGCGCCTTACGAAGTTCCAGTTCCTCCAGTTCCAATGCCAGTCGCTTGGCTTCCAGCGCCGCGGCCCGTTCCTGCGCGGCCGCTGCGGCGGCGGCTGCGGCTCGCTTAGTAGAGATCCCGAGCAACTCTGCGATTCGCAGAATGACGAATCCAGCAATCTTGAAAAGCACACCCAGCAGTGTGCTGAACGCGCCCACGTATTTGATGACCGGACCTAGCGCAGCTAGAGCAAGGGCCAGTCCGAGAACCCATTTTAGAGTGTTCTCGTCCAGGCTCGCGAACCAAGTAACAAGCTGAACGATGCCGCCGACCAGCTTGCCAAGCAGAGGAATCATCGGAATGACGATCCGTGCCAGCGCATTCTGGAGCATGACCCAGAACTGCTGAAACTTCTTCGGATCAGATCGCATGACCTCGGCCAACTGATCCGTCCAAAGCTTCGTAGCCTTACCTTCTGCGTTGACTTCCTTCATTGACCGAGCAACGTTGCCGTTCGCGTCGCCAATATCCTTCAGAAGTGTGAGCGCGCGGTTGGCTTGGAAGACCCCGAAGATGTCCTTCACAATCCGAATCTGGGCATCTGGACTGAAATGCTTGAGCCGATCAGCGATGTCCTTCAGCCGCTCCGTTCCGGTTTTGGCCTTCCAGCCCATTGAATCAATCGCAATGCCAAGTTCTTTAAACGCCTTCTTCCCAGCAGTGACCGGCGCAACAACACGAATCAAGATAGTTCTCAGAGCGTTACCAGCGGAGGTGGCAGAGCCGGTAGCCGGAACCAGAGCAGAACCAAACGCAGCGAGTTCCTCGAAGCTGGAGCCAGCAGTTTCAGCCGTAGAACCAGCTTTGGTGATGATGTCAATAAGACCAGCGAACGTGATACCTGTAACGGTCTGGATGATGTTCAACTTCTCCAGCCGCTTACGGGTATCGTCAACTGAGCCACCATAGATGGCCTGAACGGAGATGAGATTCTTCGTCACCGTTTCTAGGTCCGTGGCCGACACAATGGATGTCTGAATCGCCAAGTCGGTCATTTTCTGAAGTGCAACTCCAGAGATACCGGCTTCAGCGAACCCAGACATCACCTTCGCCACTTCAGCCCGATTGACGCCCCAGGCGTTCGACAACGAAGTAGCTGTGGCGTCCAGAATCTTTAGTTCCGCAGCGAGGTCACGGGTTCCATCACCGAAGACTTGATAAACCTTCCGCAATTCGGTGAGTTGCTTCTCCTGCTGCAAAAAGAAGTGAGTACCCGCGCCGATGGCTGCAAGAACTGGCAGCGTGAAGGCAAACTGAAGCTGTCTACCCGTCCACTGAGCGTTCTTGCCCCACTTAATCAACGCGTCCCCGTTGCGGGTCAACGTTTTGCTGAAGTCCTCCAACTTCAGCGAAGCAGCGCCAGTCATCGCCCCGAAGGAACTAAGATTGGTGCCTTTGATCGCGCTGTCGAGGCTTCGAATCGCAGCTTCCTGTTCACGCAGAACCTGGCGCGCTTGATTCGCAAGCACGCGGATCTGGATGTTCAGGATGGCGTTAATTCAGATCACCGCCCGCGTCTGCTTTGCGGCGGCTTGTTCTTCGCGGCTTGCTTCGCATCCCAGCTAGCTTGTTCGTTGAAGATAATCATGAAGTCCTCAACCAACTTCGGATGCTGCGCGTACAAACCCCCCGGAACCGGAAGATGGTTCCATCGCATTGCGGCACACATCGAGAAGAGACGCATGGATTCCGTGGGGTGTTCGACCTCCACCCCACGGACCCACTTCTCTACCTTCTCGCGGAAGAGTCTTTTCCCGCTTCTTCCTCAAGCTTCTTCTCCCGCATTTCCTTGAGGGAGTCAATCTCCTTGTCGATGTCCTCGACGGTCATCTCGGCCATGAGCCAAGGGTTCGCCTTGCGAACCTCCTTCTCAATCACGTCGATGACCTTCGGCGGAGCGAGGTCGAGGAAGTCGTCCAGATTGCGTGAGGTGAAGGGCAGCGGCGTACCGTTGCGGTAGACATTCCAGCCACAGATCGCCACCTTGAGCAGAGCGTGCCGCTCGTCACCGGGAGCCATCCGCATCTTCGCGTCGCCCGTCGCCCGCTGGATCACAACGTCACGGTTGACGGAGTTCTGGTACTTCCGCTTCTGCCCTTCGTTGAGCACCTTGTGTTCGATGAACTGCTTGCCATCGGGAAGGTAGACGACGTGCGTTTCCTCAAACCCGAAGTAGTCAACGACAACCGATTCGGTCAGCGGAATGCCGGCCGCGGTCATGTTGGCCTCAGTTGCAGCAATCTGGTCGTCAGTCATTACGTCAGCCATCGGACCTCCTAGTGTCCTTTAGTTGGAGTTCTGTAGATGAAAGTTGCAGTTACTGAACCGTAGCAACATCGTTCTTCAGCACGAACGTTGCAGCGTTGGCCGCAAGCGAAGGCCGAAGTGCTTGAATCTCGATGGTTTCCTCAATCACGTCGTCACCGTTGGGGGTCACAGCGTGCGGCTTGAGGACCGCGTTCGGAAGTGTCACGGTCAGAGTGTACGGCGTGTTCGGAGTACCACCGGGGATGATGTCACACGAAGTCATGGTGATGACGACCGGCTGCTTCGTCGGCATACAGGTCGGGGCCGTCGATGCCGCCGTACCATACACCGCCTGCCGCCAGATACCAGAGTCAACTGGCCGAAGCACGATACTGGCCTGCACGTCACGCCGCTTCTCTGTAATTTCACCAAGGAAGAACGAACCCAGCCGGAAGTCGTCATCCTCCATGTTGTTGTTCACGTCGAGGGTAAACGACTTAGCCTGAAGGGTGACAGCATTCAGGGTAATCGAGATGTTCGTTCCAGTAATGAGCGGCGAGTTGTCGTAGAGCGTGCCAGCCGGGTTAGTCGCCGTCGCACCAGCAATCTGGTTCTTGGCGATCATCCCAACAGTCGCCATCAGATAACCGTTGGCTTCCGCTTCCATGTGGAAGGTGTTGACCTTCACATCGTTGTAGCGGAACGTTTCGAACGTGCCACCGATGTTCTCTTCAATTGAGAGAATCGGCAGCGCCGTGGAAACGGGGTTGTAGGTGTGAGTCGTCACACCAGTCGTAGTGGCGGTCGTCGGCGCTCCAAGGAGAGCCTTCAGAATGATCGTGAGTTCCTTGAAGCGGGCGTACATTTCATAGTCGCCCGCCCACGCGATCGTACCGAGAAGGGCGTCGGGCATATCCCGGCTGCCGCCGATCTCAGGATCGGGGATCAGAAGTTCACGAGTCGGCGCAAGCGTTCCACTGCGCAGCTTGACCGCGATTCCCGCGGTGCCGGTGTCGGCCTGGTACGTGCCAGCCACCGACTGCGACCGCAGCATGATGTAGCCATTCTGGCTTGAGAAACCCATTGCCTATGCCTCCGCGGGGGCCTCGGGAGCCGGTGCTTCCACCGTCTGCGGTTGCGCTTGGGCCTCAGCGGCGGCGAGCAAACTCGCAGCCGACCCTTCGATTCCTGCCATCGCAGCGAGTTCCTGCGAACGTGCAAGCTGTGCTTCAAGTTGCGCCTTCTCAGCTTGGAACTTCGCTTCGTGGTATGCCCGAGAAGCTTCCTGCTCCTTGCGATACCGTTCCACGTTCGACTCGTAGAGCTGCTGCCGCAGAGAGTCGAGTTCAGCCGCCCTCGCTGCGTAGTCGTCCGTTTCGGGTGCCACCTGAGATTGGGTCTGACGACCGTTAGCCATGCTGGAGCCTCCTTACGCCGGAACCGTTTCGGTCTGCACCCACATATCCATAGTGGAAAGAAACACGAACGACCCCTGAACCTCGTTTTGGATAAACCGCTGCGTGCGAACGCCCCACCGCTGGACTCGCTCCTTGGCACCCATCGAAGTCTCGTCTAATGAGCACAAAGCTACACGCAGACCAACATCGCGGTACAGCATTGACCGGACTATCTTAGATAGAACCGTGTGCTTGAGGATGCCTTCTTCCTCCCCCGCCATCTTGACAAAAGCCTGAATGGCATAGTGGTAGGTGGCGAGAACTGGATCTATGGTGATTGTCGGATTGACGTGTCCACCAATTTCGAAATCGTCAGGCGACCAATTCACGGCAAAGATCCCAACACACATATCTGGGTCAGTCGGTCGGAGGGGTCGCTTGAGGACGTACTCCAGCCCTTCGATAGCCATGAACTTGTCGGCTAGCAGATCAACGACACTGTTCGGGAATCCAAGCAGGTTCATATCGTCAACCTTGCCGTATTGACCATCTGAACCTCAAGCACCTGACGGGTGAACCAAAACGTCAGCATTTCGATCGCGGCGAGAGCGTCCGTTTCGTCCAGACCATAAATGGGGCGCGCAGGCGTACGGGGCTTTCGCTTACCCCCCGCAGCCGTCGCCAATTTGGCCTTCAACTCAGAGTTCCCAGCCGGTCCCGGCCATTCCATCAGAGCGCCATAGTCGCCAATTGCGCCCACGAGAGGCTGATTGCCTCGAAGGATAAAGTCCTTCATTTCGCCGGACCTGTCGTTGATCGGTTCAGGCGGATACCCCTGCCGTTCACGAATGCGCTCAGTGGATTCGGTCAGCGGTTCCCACGCCTGCCCCATCGGGTCGTACTCGCCCTGAAAACCTCTTGCAGCCTTTACCCGAAGATACGGGTCCATTTCGTCCATGAGCCAGCCCACCAGCCGATAGCCAGCGAGGATGAGTTCGATGGACCGCAACCAGGCTTCGACATCGTAAGCATTACTCTGAATCTGTACGGAAGACCCCGCGACTCGCGGTCCCTTGACTCCCATGCCACGAGGGTTGGACGTAGGGAGCGGGAAAATGTCAGTCATCTTCCGGTCCCGGCTCCCAGATCGGCCCGATGACCGTGCCGCTCCACGGCGTCATGGCGTACTCGTAGAACGCCTCTATTGCGGAGTTCGCATCCTGATTAAAGATCGTAGGGCCACTGTCGTCCAGGCCCGACGTGGTATCGACCGGAATGGCGCACTCAAGGAAAATCTGGCCTTGAACAATCTGATTGAGCCACTGGATCGCTTCCTCAATCAGCTTCAGACCATACGCATGGACAAGGCTGTCCTCGCTGCCTGCTGCAACAGCGAGGATCAGCCGACCTGTCGCTAGGTGGTTGTTGATTCTTTTAAGCAGCAGGGCAATGTGAGGCGAACCGTCGCAGGTCGTGATCGGTACTTGATACCGAAAGCCCAGCACCGAGTTCATCTCATCCGCAGCGTCCTGTACGAACTTATTCGCGTCGACGCGACTGCCGAGGGGGATATCCCCAATCAGCAGATCGTCTACAGTGGAATAAGTCGTAGAGGGCACCTACTACTCCTTGGCGGGAGCCTTCGCAGCAGGCTTCGGAGCGGGTTCTGCTTCCTTCTGGATTGTGGTGGCATTCCACATGCCGCCGTCCCCGCCTTCGGTGATGACCTGACCATCATCGTTGGTCTTAGCCTTCACCGTCTCTTCCTCCTGCGGAGGATCGCCGTCGAGGACGCCGGTGGCACCCGTGATGCCCCACTCGACATCCTTGAGCATCTTTTCCTCGTCCTTGGTGTTGAGCGGCTTACCAGCGTCCGTCGAGTAGTTCTGATACATCGGATCGACGCCAACGAACCCGGACACGTCCACGCCCCCCGTCAGGTCACGGGGCTTGGCGTCAGCATCGGGCAGCTTGGCGGTGTCAGCGTTCGTCGGTTCTGCCATCAGATCCTCCTAGTGAAAGGGGGTCGGGGCGAGTACCCCGACCCCCCGAGCCTCTCAGGTCTTCCAACTTTTACTTCTGAACGTCGTACCCCGTCTTGCCTGCGGGCTTCCACTTCGCCTTGGCCGACCGAATGGCCGGACCAGAAGCGGTCGCCGCGCCCGGAGGCGTGAACCCCCGAGTAGCACTGCCGCGAGGGCGAATTGCCGGTCCAGAAGGCTTAACTGCCTTACCCATCACTTCCTCCTTAGAGGACCGTCATCGTGTATGTGAGGTCCATGTGGGGGAATACGGGGAACATCTTGACCCCGGTGCCAACGTCGTAACCCCACGGGTCAGTTGTTTCCGCTTCCCACTCGTAGAAACCGGACTGCCAGTTGCCCATCGGGTGTGGGCTGGTGAGCGTGCGACCGAAGCCGATTTCCGTCTCCACGAAGTTGTTGACATCTTCGAGGTTCGGGAGGAAGAAAATCTTGTTGTCAGACAGGAAACGGTTGTTGGTGACGGTGTTCGAACCAACCGGACGAGTCCGGTACACCGAGTCGTACTCGACAAACGAGACGTTCGTAGCACGACTCAGCACCTGCACCGCCGCATCCGGCCCCCAACCGTCGATCAGGTAGTAGGGGTCGATCTTCGTGCCACCAGATGCAACAGCCAGTCCGGTACGAGCAGCGAAGCGGTCGGAGTTGAGGACCGAGTTCAGGACCCGCCGCGACGTGATAGCGCGGTCCATGCGGACACCGTAGGTGTCGAACATGGTCTGCTGCATCGTGAGGATATCTGAAATCGGGTTGGAAGTAGTCAGCGACCACAGACCACCGGGAGGGGCCTGGTTGGTCTGGCCAGCAGGACGCCCCCAGTCCACGCTGAACTTGATCTTGCCGTCGTTGTAAGCGATGAGACCAGCCTCAATGGACTGGGTAATCATCCACTCCAGCCGGTTGTCCAGCTTGCGGCGGCGAAGCGCCGTGTCGCGGGCCAGCTTCTGAGCCCAACCGTCGAGCATCGACGTGATGGTCAGCGGCAGGCTCAGGGTGTCCCGAGTCGCTTCGGCCACCAGAAGGGCCTCGCGATACCGGGTCACGTCCGACGCGGAGTAGTGGTCCTTCAGGGCCCAGTCAATGATCGCAGCGCGACCCTGACCAACCCAACGGTCGTCCTTCTGAGCCAGTTCAGACTCAGCGTCCTCGGCGCGAGCAGGAGCCAGACCGTCAGTCAGGCCCACTGCGTAGTCGAAGATCACGTCGTCCGACTGAACTTCCAGCCAGGGCGCAATCGTCAGGCCGATATGCGTCGTCGGCGGAACAAGCTCGCGGATAAGCCCGAGAGCGACTTCCTTGCGGACCAGCCGGTCCAGAGCAATATTCGGGGGCATTGTTCCTCCTAGCCCTTAGTAGAACAGAATGTCAAGGGTCTTGGTAGACCGCATGGCGTCGGCAGTGGTGTTGGTCAGGGCCACAGTCGCACCACCAGTGGCGATTTCCGTACACCACGCCTGCACGCAGACGCCGGTATACAGAACAGCAATCTCAACGTCCCGTTCAATCAACTGCCACGGAAGGAACGTGTCGTTGATACCGACGATGTTGGCGAGAGTCTGGCGACCATCGGTCGCATCGGCGTTGAACGGACCAACCTTCCCAGAGTCGCCACCGGACGTGATCTTCGCCATCACCGTACCGGGCTGAAGAATCTTCTGGCCGGTGTAGGTGTCGATGGTCTGCGCAACCACTGAAGCGGCTGCACAGGTATACGAGATGAACTTTGTGCCACGGGTCGAACGGAGGTAGACGTTCTTCCCGAAGGGAGTACGGTTCGCACCACCCTTAACGAATACGGGCATTGTCTCCTCCTACTTAGCGGCGGTAAGTGCGGCCAGCTTCTTCGCACTCGGGGTCTTTTCGATCTGCTCGTCACTCATACCAGCGCGACGGTGCATCGAAATGATTTCCTGAAGCGTCTCAACCTCAGTCGGCTCAGTGTTCTGAGCGTCGTTGTTGGGGTTGGTCACGCCGTTGTGCTGGTTGAAGATGCCGGCCGGGGCAGCGCCTTCACGGTTCTTCTTGTACGCTTCCCACTGCTCGTCGGAGAAGGTCTTCACGAGAGCAACCTCAGCGTCAAGCTGCGGTGCTGCCATCTTGTTATCCTTCACCAACTGAGTGACGAAGTTGACACGAGCCGTTTCCAGCGTTTCCCGCTGGAAGGTGCTGAGGGTCGTCACCTGAGTCTCAAGGTTCGTGATGTGCTGCTGAACCTGAGCGAAGTCAGTGGTCTGGCGACCCCCGATGGAGAAGGTCGTCTGCGGCGGAGCCGGGTTCGGCGGCGTGGGCTGCGGCTGCGGCTGCGGCGGAGCCGGGTTCGGAGCCGGGTTGTTCGGGTCCGGCGGAGCCGGGGGAGCCGGAGGAGTGGGTTCGGGCACTGTAGTTTCTCCTTCAGTCAGGACCGTGTAGCTCTGCGGTTGGCCTGAATACAGACCTTCCACAGCGGCGAGGTCAACGAATGCGACCCCCATGATGACGGGCCAATAAACGGCTTCGTCATTCGTCTCGTACAGACCAACCTCGGCAGAACGGTTGCGATACGTGCCGCGGTCGATTTTTTCAATCGCACCCGGCTCCGTAAACGTGACATCGGCAAGGAGGAAGTTCTCTTGTACGAACAGCCTGTCGATGTAACCGCAGACCTTATCAACCGAGAAGCTGTGATCTACTCGCCAAGGCACATTCGGGAAGGTCCCTTTCGACTTCAGCAGATCGAAGTGAAACACCATCTGCTGAAGATGCTCGGGTTCCCAAGTGTGCTGAAAGCCCATCGAGTCCTTGAAGGTCCCCGACTTGAAGATCCGCATACCCTCCGCAGTCGCCGTACCGTCGTCCTTCTTGGTCAGTTCGATTTGAGAAGCCGCCTGGAACAGCGCGACATTCATCTTTTTATCGAACTGGAGCTTGGCAGGAGCAGAGAAGGTTTGGAGCCCAATCAGCTTGCCGCTCGGCGAAAACGGGTTGGTATTCATCGTCTTGAGACGAACCTACCGAAAGCAGACCTCGTGCTGCAAGCATTCAACGAGGCAAAGTGATGGACTCCGGTAGTTCGTCCAGCGTCCATTCGGGGATGGACGCTCGAATCACGACTCGATGCCAACGCAAGCACTTCGGACAGTGAATACGCGCCGTACCGGATTCAACAATGACCTCACAGAGAATGCGCTCCTGCTTCCACCTACGAATCCAGATATAGGGCTTGCCGAAACTGTCGATACCCCACTGGGCGATGATCGGCTCACCAGCGCAGATGCATCGGAGGTCGTGTCTAGTCTTGGGTCGCAAGGGACTCTAGTTCCCCATCAAGGACAAGCTCGAAAGCCTCTACAAGACTTTCAGCGGTCGAATAAACCGGCACAGCTTCGTGTAGCCACGTTTCAAGCTTATGGTAGCAATCGCGAGCAAATGCGGCTGCGTCATCCACTTCCATGCCTTCCGCCACGAGGGCTTCCTCGAACTGCTTACGGTGGCCGAGGATCGGGTAGAACTTGTCGCCTCTGGTATACGCCTTGTGGGCCTGCTCCAGAAGTCGAGCCGCAATCTGCTTACCAGTAGACTTCGGCTTCTGAACCGTACGAGGCTTGGCCTTCGGACGATCCCGCGGCGGGCGCTTGTCCTGCGGACCCGTCTTTCCCCCAATTGGGGGAGCTACTGGCGGCGGTGGAGGAACCTCGCCGGTGTTCGGGTCTACGGCCACCATAGGCGGGTCAGGCTTGTCAGGCTGGAACTCAATACCGATAAGGTCGGACAAGTCTTGAAGGTTTGCCTTCGCCTTCCCCGTGCGGAGGATCTCCGTGATGATCGCCCGTACTGTCTCGACATTTTCCTTCCCCATCGGGCGAGGGACCCAGTACGCCTTCGGGGCACGCTCACCGAAGTTGAATTCTTTTAGTCGGTTGACGACGAACTTGTCGATGTATTCTTTGAGGTCGGCTGCGAGAGCGTTAAGCATCCACATGAACAACTGCATGTGGGTGACCCCGAGGTTGTAGGAGCCAACGTCGCTCGTCCGAAAGAGCAGCGTAGGGGTGAAGATCCCAATGGACATTTCTTCGTCCAGGCGATCAAGATACCGCTCAAAGTCAGCACCCCTCATCTGACTTTCAAGGTACTCAATCGAGTAATCGTACTCCTTCGTTTCTGGATCGCGGCTCGACGGAAGTACAACCACAGATCGGTTGCGCAAAGCCGACAAGACACTTTCCATCGCTGTACGACCACTGACCGTTTTGCCATCAATCTCTACCTGATCTTCGTAATCAGCACGTCCCACGGGAGTCGGCTCGCCAAAACGCTCAAGATAACGGTTATGGAAAAGGTGAATAAGAATACTAAAAAACCAGCTAGGAAAAGCCGGACGAAGGATCTTACGTCCGTAGTAATCGCCATTTTCCATCAAGAGCGGATACCACAGGGTGTTCTCCGTTGGGATGTGCGACCGCATCCCCAGCGGGATGCCCTCCAGGTGTGTACCCGAGCCATACTGGCCGTAACGGGTCTGAACGATCCCGTCGTAAATCGGGATCTTCGGCTTGGCCGTGTTCGGAGGCGCGTAGCCGTCAACCGTCTTCCAGTTGACGACGCATTCCTCGGGAATCAGATCCTTAAACTTGGTGGCGACGATCCGGCGCTCATCCAGATCATTTTCCCACTGGATCGCAATAGGACTGAACCCCGACCAGTACGCCTGCCCCATCGCCCGGATCAACCGTGTCCAGACTTCCTTCAGGTTGTCCTCAACGAAGGAGGCGATTTTCTTGTCAGTGCATTCGATGTGCCAGTCCAGCCGCTGCATCATGAACGTCAACACCGACAGCGACACGTTGATCTGGTAGTGGTCGCGCATGTTGCGGTAGTCAGCAAGCGTGAGCTTTGAGAGGTCAAACTGGAGGATGCCGCCGCCTGGGAGGGTCAGAAGCTGCGTGTTCGGGCCTGACCACACTCCAAACTTCTCGCCCAACTTCGGAGGGGGCGATTTCTTGAACTTAGCGACAGACGACGAGGGGGGTAGCCACAACTCAGCCGCCATTTACTTCCTCACAGTTGGATGATCCCAATTGCTCGGAGGCAGAGGTGCAGACATCTGCCCAAGACCTCGTAGCGCAGGATGGGAAAAGCCGCTCGGACCTCCGTACCCTACAGCGTCCTTCTGCTCGCGAACAGCATCTAGCTGCACGACCTTACGCCGGTACTTGCGCTCTCCCATCAGAACTGTCGCCACACCCGCCATCGCGTCGGAGACATCCTTTGAGAACAACCCTCCTTCCGGGTGGTCGATCTTTTTATTTATCTCCTGAAGCGACAAGAGTTCCCGTACGACGATTTCGGTGAGTTCGGTGTCGCCGCGGCGGAACTTGGTCATGTACTTCGGGAACTCGATCCGTTCCTCGTAGATGAGTTCCTTCAAGTCGTAATACGGAAGGAGACTTTTATCCATCGACACTTCCTCCACTTGGAAGTGTTTTCTGTATAGCTGCTGCTGCATCTCCTTGGACTGGAAGCCATCCATCGTCACCTTGACGATGTTGAACTTCCGTTGGTCCCGAAGCTGATAGATGAACTGGCGTACGTCGGCCAGGAAGATTTCCGTCCCTTGCGGGGCCACCCACCTGAGCAACAGGTCGATGATCACGTACGGCTTCATCTCGCGGTCGATATCCACGATGTGATGCACGTGACCCATAGCGAAGCCCAGCGCGTCGCCGGCAGCCGTGCCCATCCCTACGTCGATGTGGCAGACACGCTTGAGTGTGTCTGGGGCGACGAACCAGTCCTCTAGTTTTCCGTCTGGTCGGATAGGGGTTTCAAGACCATCAAATCGCTGAATCCATCTGTCTCGACAGGCGTGGACTTTGAAGTCGAGGGCGATGAACGCGTCTCCGACATTAGGAGGGATTCCGGCGAGGTCTCGTAGAGCCTTCTCAGGGTCATTCTTGAAGTCCCGAAGGTACAGTTTCGGAACTTCGATGTAATTCGGGTCCGCCAGGAGGCCCACCACTTTCGGGAAAATAGCCTTCCTCGAAATATCATAGAAGAACGAATCACGCTCCCCCCGATCGTTAAGGAAGTTCTCCCACCCGACCGACTCCCAGATGGTTAGCTTCGCTACATAACTGTTGTCGGGATCGGTCTGGTATTCCTGAAGGATTTCAGCCACGAAGCCGAGGTTCGACTTCATCTGGCCGATGACCATGAGGAAGCCACGGTTCCCGAACCGGCTCGAGATTCGGGCATTGATCGTGTCGTAGCCCGCCCGAGCGTAGTTCTTGGCTTTCGTAATCTTATGTGAGTCTGCTTCGTCTAGGATTCCACCCAGAATGTTGTAGCCCTCGAAGGTTGTCTCAGCAGAGTCACCAGGCAGAATCCAGATGTCTTTCGGGAAACGTATCTGTGCCTTGAACTGGGGGTCAGGGGGATACTTCTCCTGAAACCATCTGGAGCCTGCAATACGGGCTTTGATGTCCCCAAAGACGACCTCTTTAGCCTGGGCCTCGCTCGTACTCATCTGCATAAAGGCTATGCGGCTCCCGGGAAGGAGCTTGTAGAACCTTTGAGGATTTCTCAGACAAAGTGTCCAGTGCACGAGGTAGGTGAGAACCACGCTAGCGATCGTGGTCTTGCCGATACCGATACCACCCGTAAACAGCGCCCGCGGGTAAACGAACGGCTTATTGCCGTTCACGTCGTCGCCCATGATGTCTACGAGAATCTTCCTGATCGAAGGCCGGATGCCGTCTTCGATGTTCAGGTATTCCTCGCCCAAAAATTCTTCAAGTGTCGCCGGTCGCTCATCGAACCAAGGGTGATCCTTCAGCCACTCCAGTTCGGTTGCGAGCGATACTTTCACGGCTTACCGGGAGTAGGTCCCCGGACCTCCACTACATCTAGTGCTGGCTGGGCGGAGCGCCCCAGGACGTTGTTCAGCATCTCCGGGGTGATCTGGTCTCTTGAAATCCCGTGGGCTTCGAGTTCGCGGACGAGGCCAGCGACGATGGTTTTTGGATTGGGTCCCGAGGTGATCTGCTGACCACCGTTGTTGACTACCACGCCCACGGACGGCTTCTGAAGCGTCGGGTCCATGAGCTTGGCAAGCTTGACGCCCTTCTCGAAGAGACTGTCGTAAATCTTAGTCACTTCGGGGTCAATTTCCTCCAGCGTGCGTTCGTTCTCCAAACCACGCTCAAGACGCTCAGAGCCAAGCCTCATCATGTAGTTGAGCCCTGAAATCACCTGCTCTGCGTCCCGAGTTTGGAAGAAGTTCGCTAGGGAGGTCATCTCGCTCCTCGGCAGTGTACAGATGCTATCCACACGATAGTACCTGCACGTCTTACTCACCGAGCAACTATTGCAAACAATTTTGTCGTTTGGGTCTGTTTTGGCCCGGAGATGGCTCAGTGTCGAGGGTGCGGTCTTGCCGCGTTTGATGTTCGCGACGCCCTCCCAGCGGGGCGGGACGGTGAACTCCAGAGCAGACGTGTCCTTCCAGTATTCGGCTGCTGTGGCGAACGAACGAGCGTTAAAGATGATCCTGTTACGCGGCACGATTACTTCGTGAGTGTCCATGCCCAGAATCCAGCACCACTTATGGTCGCCTTTTCTTAAGTTCTTACCAGCCTGCCCATTCGGCGGTATCAGGTACTCCGTGTCGAGATATCCAGACACGGATTTCAGCCCGACGCCGAACAGCAACGGGAACCTGTTGTGCAGGCCCATGACGTGAATGAGGGTGCTGGGAGAAGCTTTCTGAAGTTCTGAAAGTTCTCGAGCCGCTCTTGCCAGCATGTTGGGATTCGTGGCCTCGACCTTGACGACAAGTTGCTCGGGATTGTCGAGTAGCAAATTTAGGAAATCTGCGACCTGAGCCGAGTCGTAAGACCAGACGGGGATGTTTTGAACCCCCAGCCCCGTGCCGGCATATTTCGCTTTCTCGCCCTGGACCATGATCGCCTCCCAGCCGTCGGGGAAGCAGTCATTCATCCACTGGACGACATCTATATCCTTCGAACGCTCCGTCCAGATAAACCGCGGAGTGACCTGAGCTTCGATCAGCTCTTTTCCCCAATGGGAAGCGTCCTCGAACCAAAATTTGGTGCTCACAGACCCATGATACCCAGCGGTCAAACATCTTTAATTATAGTGCTGGACCCTGTGAATACAGGGGCGTAGGCTGCGTCCCCTACCACCTGAAGGCCGGTTGTCTGGACCTCGACGGCGGCCTACCAGAACATCAGCAGAGGAACCAACGTGCCCGACGAACTTTCGTTGGACTCGCTTGTCGCGAAGTTATTTCTAGAACGTCGCGACGTGAAAGCGATCCAAAAATCAACAGGTGAGTACAACCCTGTCAAAACCAAGTGGACGCGAGCCGATATCCAGGCTCATCTCGATGAAACCCGTACTTACGGACATTACCTCGTAGATCCGACAACCGAACGGTGTCGGGTCTTTTGTTTTGATATCGACCTGAAGGCCGAGTACCGGGCTGAATTTCTTTCAGCAGATACAGAACGGGTCGCATGGCTGAACGCCGAACTGAGGTGTTTCGCCAAAAGCTTTACAGAACGTATCAAGGATTTGTTGGGCATCCCGACAGCAGAACTGTTCTCGGGAAACAAGGGCGTGCATGTGTACGGGTTCACGGGCAGTGAACCCGCCAGTGATGTACGGGACGCAGCCGATCTCGTTCTTCAGTCTTTCAAACAGAAAGACGGAACGCCGGAATACTTCCCGACCAAAGGTCAACACTTCTTCGGCCACTACTCATACCCCGAGATTGAAGTCGAACTCTATCCCAAGCAGAAAGAGATGAACGGGAAAGAGTACGGCAACCTTCTCCGCCTCCCGTTGGGGGTCAACCGCAAATCTGGCCGAAAGTCCTTCTTTTACGATACCGCGGCTCCCCTCTGGGAGTTCACGCCGGTTGACCCTTTAGGAGTTCTCCAGAATGTCGCTGAAGGACAAGCTTGAAGCCGCGCGGGCAAAAGTCGGACTGCCGGAGGCTACCACCCCTCCGACAGTTCACGACCCTGAATGCATACCCGACGATCCGTATGAGGGTTCGGATCGTACCGACCTCAAGGAGCACGTAACTCTACTTGAGGGATACCAGAAGTATATCTCGCCGCTTAAGGATGGATTCTATCCGGTCCACCGGGCAAGTCAACGCGAAAGCATCAAAGTTCGGTGTCCGTTTCCCGGCCACGTAGACCGTTCACCTTCCGCTTGGGTGAACTCCGACAAGGATCTTGGGCACTGCGGAGTCTGTGAGTGCGGGTTCGATTTATTCGACCTTGCCGCCATCGAACTGGGCTACTCGGTCCCGGCGTACCGGCGTGACAAGGACGCATTCAAAGAAGTAGCCGGGAAGATTGCGGAAGACTTCGGCCTTGAAATTAAAACCACGATTTCAGGCACAACTATCACACGATCAGATTATGAGGATGACGCCCCTCCTGGTGACCCCCCTGGCTCCGAACATGCCGGTTCTGCCAGTTCCGATACCACCATTGACCTGACGGACCCGCCGCCTCCGCCAGATGAACATATGGCCGAGGTGGCGGATCTGAGTGATTTCCGCTGGGGAGATGTTGAAATTGACTACCCGGAAATCGACTATTCGGTCTGCGTAACGCCGGGAACCTTTATTGATTCATGGGTCAATCTTGGCGAGTCACTCAACTATACGAAGGCGCACTTTCTTTTCACAGCCCTGCCGGCCATCTCGCTGGCGGTGAGGCGACACCTCATCGGTTCAGATGAACCGGCGATCCGTAACAATCTGTATGTCGTTCTACTGGGCGAGTCCGGTTCAACCAAGACAAAAGCGCAAGCCCTGTTCATCCGGCTCATTAAGCAGGCGTTTGATCCCGAAGATCCCGAGATGGGGGTCAGGCTGTTTGTGCCGATTTCAGGCGAACACCTGATCGAAGAAATGATCGTGGACCCCGCTGCCGGGAACGTCGATAACCCCGGTTGCATCATCACCAACGAGTACGCCAGATTGGCTCAGATCATGGACCGGCCAGGGTCCACGATGGAGACGTACCTTCAAGACTTTTATGACAACTGGGAGCACCTCAAGCACCCCCGAAAAGGAATAGCGCCCCACCACCAGCTCTGCATGGTGACGACCACCCAACCGGACGCGGTGAAGGATCACCTGAAGAAAGAGCACGTTCAATCGGGATACGCTAACAGATTAATCTTTTCTTGGGGCCCCCCTGGAAAACCTGATGCTTGGAACAAAACGGTTGATCTTGGTCCGCACGTGAAGCTTCTCCAGGAGATTTACGCTCATTACGCGAAGTTGACAGTTACTGAAACTGTACCCACTCCTGAGGCTCGGGATTACTGGGAGCAGTTCCTGAATGACGTAATTATCCCCGACAAGCGGTCTTCGACACGACTGCTAACACGTGTAGACCTTCACCTGAAGAAGCTGTTCAACCTCTTTCAAGCCAACGAACTGTCGCCAGAGGTGAACCTCCACCACGTCGAACAGGCTTGCTCGCTGTACCCCTACCTCAAGAAATCCGCCGAGTTTGTGCAAGGCAAAATCGGTTTCGGGCTTCACGAGGACTGCCATGACGACATCGCTTCGTATCTGAAGCGGAAGCGTTATCAGAACACGAAGCGCCTCGTTGATGCCGTCCGCAAGCGCGGCCATCAATACCCTGTCGTCCATGCCGTCCTCAACATGATGAAAGCTCTTGAGGAAATCGACACCTGCAAGGTCAAGGGTCAGAGCGTCTGGTACTTGACCGATTCCGGCAAACCAGCCGAAGCGGCTCGCGAAACGAGTTCGACCACTAGTAAGAGAGCTTCGCGGAAAATTCCGTAGGGTATCCGCCGTTTTCCTGCTGGTTTAGTCCTCGAATCCAAGCGTTTTCGCAGGTCAGCCGGTCTTTTTGTGTTTTTTTTTGTTCGGCCCTTACGTGATTGGAAATCCAACACTTTTAATGGGGGTGTAGGTATGTGAATGTAACAAAATATACTCTGACCTGCTGTTTTGATTGGAATTAGTACGGAATTTATATGGAATCATGGCCGAAAACAGCGGAAAACGATTTTTCAGGATTTGGAGGGAATCAGATGGAATTGAAGGAGTATCTGGAGGAAATTGCAGGGATTCTGGGTAAACTTTATAGGGATTATCCAGAAGCAGATGTTTCTTTTACCTTTCAGGAGCCTCCTGAGCCGAATGGCGATGTCGTGAAGATATTTTTGACTGTTTCGCGGTCTAAATGGTTCAAGAAGCAGGCTAGGTGGGCGGTCATGGAGGATGGTCTGTGGAATTGGGAAGATCCAGATAAACGTGCTCCTCAAATAATTTGATATGTACGGGGGGCGACAAGAGAACGAGCGCTCTGGCCGGCAGCCTCGATAAATCTTTGCCCGGTTCACGAACGAGGTCAACTGCCTCGCCGGCCTCACGAGCAACACGAACAACACAAACCGCCGATAATCGCCATTATCGGTCGGTCGTGATCAGTAGCTCACTGGCCTTATCCACAGTGTCAGGCCAGGCCAGCGTGTTACACGAACACCAATAGCAACAATTGCGACGCGTCGACCCTCCCGCGCTGGCGCGGTGCCGGATCAGCAGGCCAGCAGGCCAGCACGCGCCAGCGGTGTCGGATCAGCAGCGCGGCACCTGCCGATAACGCGCACCTTAACGATTACTGAGAAAGTTCCCGAACAAATTGACCTTTCACAAGGCCACGCGCTAAGCTTGCTTCGCGGCGCGGAGGTGCCGCACCGGAGGCCACGTGCCTACCGTCCGATCCGACACCGGAGGAAATGACAATGCGCAATCCGACCAGCAAGGCCAGCGACACCACTACCGATCAGGAGGCCAGCGACACCGTGACCACTACCGACACCGCACCGGAGGCCAGCGACACCGTGACCACTACCGACACCGCACCGGAGGCCAGCAGCGAGGCCAGCGACACCGCTACCGACCAGCAGGCCAGCGACACCGCCGAACCTTTGACGCACGAGCAGCGCGTGGCCGCATGGCTCGCGATCGACACCGCTGGCACGGGGCACCTGTCGCTGGTCGATCAGCAGGCCGTGTACGGTGCCACGCGCAAGGCCAAGGATCGGGAGGCCGTGGTCGCGCTGCTGGGTAAGGCGATCAGCGACGCGCTGGCCGCTACCGACTACGCGAAAGCGGGAGCCGCGTCCGCGCTGCTGAACCTCGTGAACGCCAGCGACGCGCCCGTGGACCCCGTGGGGGAGGCCTTGCACGCGCTGCTTACCTACTCCTACGCGTCCGCGTCGCTGCTGGCCTCGCTTGACGAGGGTACGCGTGCCAAGGTCACGAGCGCGCTGGCCGAATCGCTGGCCGCGAACCCGGTCGCGCCGGAAGGGTTCGAACCCTCCCCCGGTTTCGCCCCTTGTGGGAGCAAGGCCAGCAAGGGCACGCGCAAGGCCAGCAGCAAGGCCAGCGGAACGTCGGACAAGCCGCGCGCTGGCAAGGGTTGGGTTAGTGCGTTCGTGTCCCGCGTGATTCCCGCGGACGGTAGCGCGATGCTGCTGTCCGAAATGGAAAAGGCCGACGCGGGAATGCTGCTCGCTGGCCTGCCCTACCGTCCTAGCCTCGGGGCGATCACCGCGTGCGTCAAGGGTCCGAACCCTCCCGCTGGCGTTTCGGTCACCACGGTTCGGAATGGTGACAAGGACCAACTCGCGGCCAAGGTGTCGGACGCTAGCGCGTTCGTGGTCGCGGACATTCCTGCCGATCCCCACGGTGCCAGCGACACCGCACCGGAGGCCAGCAGCGAGGCCAGCAAGTAACGAGCGATACGGTGCCCCGTGGTCGATCCGACCACGGGGCACCTGCGCAGGAGGCCACGCGGGACCATTCCTGCTGGCCTCCTGCGCAGGTGCCACTACCGATCCGATCCGACACGAACGAAGGGGATACCGATGATTCCGACACTGCTTATGGTCCGATCTACCGAATGGGAGGGTCATCCCACGTGGACAGTGGCCGCGCGGATGCCAAACGGCGCGATCGCGCTGGCATCGTTCACCGCGTGCGCGTGTCTCGCTTGCCAGCAGGCCAGCGACCAGCAGGAGGCCAGCAAGTGAACGCCAGCGACCAGCAGGCCAGCGAAAAGCGCGCGAACCTCGTGCGCGCCTTGTGGGACGCGGGTTACACGAATTTCGAGGCCGGGGCAATCGCCAGCGCGGCGGCCGTGGTCGCGGACAGTTTGCGCAGGTTCGGCATTGATTCCGCCGGGGAACCTCCTGCCGCGAACGAACACGGGGGGATCATGAACCGCGTACTTTGGGACGTTGGCACCGTGGGCGCGAACGCGCTCGTGGCCGCGCTTACCGACCAGCAGGCCAGCAAGTGACCGCGCTGCTTTCAATGGCCGTGCAAGCCGCGGACTCGCTCGCGACAGGTTGGCCGTGGTGCTGGCTTACGGTATGCGAGCAGCGCGGGTTCGTGCTCATTTGGGACGCCAGCACGCGGCAGGCCACGGTAGAAACGCTGGCCTGCTGGCAGGAGGCCAGCACGCGGTAACGCCAGCAGGCCAGCAGGTGCCAGCGCGGGAGGCTACCTAGCCTCCCGCGCTGGCGCGTGCGTACCTGCCACGTGAACCGATCAGGAGGCCAGCAGGAGGCCAGCGCGGCACCTAGCCGCGCTGGCCTGCTGGCGCGCCTAGAGGCCAGCAGCGAGGCCAGCGCGGGAGGCCAGCAGGCCAGCGCGGCCACGCGCCAGCAGCGAGGCCAGCAGGCCACGCAGGAGGCCAGCAGCGAGGCCACGCGCCAGCGAGGCCAGCAGGCCAGCGCGGGAGGCCAGCAGCGAGGCCACGCGGACCGATCAGGAGGCCAGCAGCGAGGCCAGCAGGCCAGCGCGGGAGGCCAGCAGCGAGGCCAGCAGGCCACGCGCCAGCAGGAGGCCAGCAGCGAGGCCAGCA